AGTGCGCCGGTCGTCACCACCGACAGCGACGTGGCCGTGCTGGTCGCTCCGGCGGCCAGCGTCGAGTCCTCCGAGTCCAACCGGAGGTCCGACACGAGCGGCGGCACGTTCGCGAGGACTTCGTGAGGCACGCCCGTGTAAGTGATCACGTGGTGGTACGGGTTGAACTCCTCCTCGTACCCGATCACCAGTTGCTTGATGTCGTCGGGGAACCCGGCCGCGTCCAGGTCGGTTAGGGTCATGATGTACCCGATCCCAGGGACCAGCATCAGGGCTCGGTAGTCAGCGTCCGACAGCGCGCCGGCCTTGAGTGAGACCTCCGGGAAGCGGGGGCCGGCGTACGTGCCGGCCGCGAGGAGATACGGCGCGAGGTCTTGGCCTTCGCCGTACAGCGGCCACAGGTTCGCCTCGTGCTTACGTGCGTACCGGCCGACCTCGTCGACCGACAGCGTCCCGGTTTCCTTCACTACGCGCGTCTGGCCACCGGACGAACTCTCCACCGTGACGTCGTTCACGGTGAGCCGGTCGTCTTCCACCGGTAGCAACGGGGCGATGGCCTTCCCGTAGGACACGGTGAACGTGGCCGAGCGCGGCGGGAATGGGTTCATGTCCAGCCGGAGCCCCGCCGCGTCGCGCGACTCGTACAGCACGTTGTCGACGCCGGTCCGTGCGCACTCCTCAAGGTGGTCCAGTACCGGCTTGGTGAACTGGCGCCCCATCAGGTAGCCGTTCGAGGAGTGCGACGGGACCACCGGGATTCCGTTGTCGTCTCCGAGCCGCTGAAACCGCGTCGACACCCGCTCGGAGTCGAACCCCTGGGCGGCCACCCGGTACTCGGACAGGCCGGCGTTCGAGGTGGCCCGGTGCGACACCATGAGTGAGCCCACCGACACCGTGTCGTTATCGCCGCCGAACGTGTGGAGGGTGATGCTCCGGATCGGCCCCAGTGCACGTGCGGAACCCACCGAGTCCAGGTTGATCGAACCCTGGCCGGTGACCGAGCCACGCATGAGCCACCCGGTAGACCCACCGCCGGAGACGTACTGCCGGAAGACGAATGCCATCGGTCCGGTTCCCTTGTAGAACGGGTCCGGCAGTGCCGACACGAAGTACTCCGTGCCCTCCGGTCGGGTGACCTTCATGGTTGACGTGCCCCAGTCCACCAGGATCTGCCATACCGTGGTTCCGCAGTCGATGGTGGCCACCACCGACGCGTCGGCATCCTCACTGTTGGCCGTGAACGACACATCCCATGTGTCCACAAAGGTCCCACGGATGTCACACGGCACGTGAAGCTCATCGTTGTTGAACATGGCCAGGGTGTTGGGCAACCAGTCGTTCATCTCGCCCTTGCCCCACGTCTGCTCCCGGCTCCGGGAGAACGGCGTGTACTGGGCCGAAACCGTCCCGATGTCCGGCACTCCCTGGTCGGAGCCGGGAGGGTCTTCCAGCGGCCAGTATCCGACGACGGTCGGTAGGCCGGTGTGGTTGTTCGCCCAGCGGCGGAGTGAGGACCACGGGGTTACGTTGCCCGTCTGCCGGAGCCTGCGCGTGATCCCCGTGGCCATGATCGGCACGACACAGTTAGACCGGTCCTCGTTCCACTGTGGCTGCCAGTTCACAACTTCGCCATAGAACCGGTTGACCTGCACACCCGGCGTGCTCGCCGGCCATGCACGGATACGACACGGCGCGTTGCGCACCAGCAGGCCGAAGTACGGACCCATCGGGTTGCGGGGGTTGAACCTGTCGTCCGCGTTGTCGAGCGTGAACGCTGCCTCTTGTGGACGTAGCTGGTCATCTTCCGCGCCGGCCCCGCGGGTGATCCGCGTGGCCGGGTCCTGCCGAACCCACTCGGTCACGTCGACCCATGCGCCGCCCAGGAAGATCTCGTAAGTGAAGACCAACGGCATGGTGACCATGTGATCCTCCCCTTAGGACGTTCTGATCTGGATAGCGCCCGTGCGCACGAGCTTCTGGAATGCAGTGGCGAACGCGGTGTCAGTGTTGCCCGCAAAGGTGATCGTGGCGCCGCCGCTGTTGCCTCCCTGCCCCCGTGGCACGAGTCGTTCACCGGCCTGAGCAATGATCATCTGTTCGGAGCCGATCATGCCGGGCACCTCGCCACCACCGTGCATGCGCTTGAGCTTGGGGATACTGGGGATGTCCTCGAACGGGTTGATGTGATTCACGCCAGCGATGAGGCTGTTGACCCGGTCGATCATCCAGTTGACTGCGTCGATAGCCAGGTTCACGGCGCCCTTGAACACGCTGGACACGAAGCCCCCGATGCTGCCCAGCGCGCGGCCGATGGCCGCACCGATGCCGCTGAACCAACCCACCAAGCCGTTCCAGGCGTTCTTGATCCATGTGATGACCCCGGAAACCGCGGCCTTGACCTTGTCCCAGTGCACCACCATCAGCACGATCGCCGCGATGAGCGCCATGATGCCGACCACGATCCACGTGATCGGGTTGGCGAGCAGCGCGGCCGTGAAGCCCCACACCGCGGGGATCACAGAGGTGACCAGGGTGGCTTTCATCGACGCCAGCGCGGGAATGAGGAACGACGCCATGCCGCCCGCGAGATCGGCGCCGGCCTGGCCCAGCATGCCGAGCCGCTCGCCGAACGAGAGGCTGTCATCGGTGAGCCCCTGGAACGCGCCCTGGAGCCCGGACAGGCTGTCCGTGAAGCCGATGAACTTCCCCTCAGCCCCATCTGCCTTGTCGGCCAGGCCGCCCAGCCCGGACTCACCCGCGTCGCTCATGTCCTTACTGGACCGGCCCACGTCCTCGGCCATGGTCTTGGACGCCGTGCCGACCTTCTCGAACGCCTCGGTGAGCTTCTTTTCGTCGCCGGCCAGCGTGAGCGTGACCGTGGGCTTACTAGCCATCGGAGCGCCTCCGCCCCGGGTGTGTCCAGTTCTCCACCTTGGCCTCTACCTTGGCGAGGCGTTCCCCTTGGTGGACCTGGGTTTCTCGGATTTTGTCCACAACGGACTCAATCCGGTTGGTGGCGTCACGCATCGATCCGCCACCGTTCGAGGTGACCTCGTGCACCACCTTGTCCTGACGGCGCCGGTTACGTACGAGCTCCACGAGTACGCCGGACATGATCAGGCCCAAGGCGGACACGATGGCAATCCACAGTGCGTCGCTCATCAGTCGACCTCCACGCCTGCTTGACGCGCCACGTCGATCAGGGCGCTCTCGAGTGCTTCCTGAATCTCGTCGCGCCGTGCGGCCAGTGCCGGGTAGAGGTAGCGGCCGTCCGAGTAGAAGGGCCGGGAGACGGACTTGTTGATCCCGACCTTGCCCCCGAAGTCCAGCCACGGGTACCACGGGGCGCGCTTGGAACCACCGGACACCCGGCTCTCCGTGCGGGTGCTCTTGGCCTTGACGGTCCCCGCGGCGCGGCCAGTGCGCTTGGGCACGCGAGGCTTGGCGTAGTCGACGACGATGCTGGCCGCCTCGTTGTGCGCCAGGCGGAGAGCTTTCGGAAGATCGCTGTCCAGGTTGCGGAGGTTGCGGTTGAACTCCGCCAGGCCCTCCACCTTGATCGGTTCGATCGTGGCCACCGTGCTCACCTCGCCTTCGCTGCCAGCTCCTGAATCTGCGCCTTACGGCCTAAGTAGACGTTCCATCTCATGAATTCGTCGTTGCTCATCTCGCCGATTTCCTCCACCGTCTTGTGCAGGTGTTCGGCTAGGACGAACTCGAACTCAGCGGCGCCGTTTTCCTCGAACTCCATGTACGTTGCTTTTCTGGGCACCCTCGGCCATGCCGGAGATCTCCAGGATGGCGTCCGCCACGGTCACGCTGTCACCAGCCGGCGCGCCGTCCAGCCACTCGGCGACCTCCTCCGGCGTCATCACCGGATCGACCAGCGCGGCTGAGATCAAGTTGCACTCGGTCTCGTCCTCGTCCTTCACCGTCGCGCGCTTCACCTCGCGACGGGACAGGGCGCGCACGGTGACCGTGCCCACGTCGGCGATCGGCACCTCTCGGGTGTTCCCCGCCGCCTGGCGCTTGAGTAGAAGTTCCTTGTCCACTGTGGCCTCCTACGCGCTCTGCGGGGTCGGGTCGACGGGACCGGACACGGTGAGTTCGGCCGTCCACCGCACGATGTCTGCGACGGGAGCGCTCTGGTTGTACGCCTTCACGAGCACGCTCATCGACTGCTGGGGCAGGGAGGCGCCGGTACCCTCCGCCCGGTAGATGAACGTGACGACGGTGCCGAGCAGGGGTTCGATCACGTCGGCCGGACC